AGAGCTACTACGATTGAGGTACGCCGATGGGCTATGCATCGCGATCCGGCCGCGCCGTCACCAACCCGCACGCACCGCGCGCGTTTGGCGTTTGTGACAGGTGCGGGCTGTGGTGGAATCTCCACAAGCTCGGCTATCAGTACGAGTGGCAGGGCACCAAGCTCATAAACACGCGCAAGCGCGTCTGCTTGCAGTGCAAGGACCGGCCGAATCCGCAGATGAAGGCGAGGCTGGCGCCGCCTGATCCGGTGCCCGTGTACGATCCGCGTCCCGAGAATTTCATCGCCTCGCGCTTCGACCCGACGCCGATCGCGGGCAACCCGCTCGCGCAGGAAGGACGGCCTCGGCCGCCCATGTCGAATGCGATCTTGACCGATCCGCAACCGGGAGGGCCGATCACAATTGAATAAGCCCTTCCAGCCGCCCATCACGCCCGATCCGACGCTGCCCTCGCCAGCGCCGCCTCCCCCTGTGCCGGGGCCTGCGGTCTTCGGACCGAGCCAAGCGCCGATTAACGAGACGCCGATCTCGATGCTGCCTCCGGCTGCCGTGCTGAGCGGCGCGGAGTGGGCGCCGCTGCTTCAGGGCGGGATCACGGTCAAGGCCCAGCTGACCGCGATGCTCAACTTCATCCAGTTGCCGACGCCGGTCTCCGTCGCTCTGGGCGGAACGGGGACGAGCTTCTTCCCGCTCTACGGCCTTCTCTTCGGTGGCCCGGAGCAGTTCGGCACGATCTATCCCGATCCGGGCGGCGCGGTTCTCGTCGGCGGCGCGCCTCCGCATTGGACGGGGACCGGCGACGTCGGGACCTTCCTTCAGGGCCAGGGCGCGGGCAACGATCCGATCTTTTCGCCGATCGCGGGCATTCCCGGTCCGTCTGGGGCGCAGGGACCGGCAGGGGCGCAGGGCCGCCCAGGCGTGCAAGGGCCGCAGGGTATCGCGGGGCCGACAGGCCTCCAGGGACCGGCGGGCAATACCGGACCGCCAGGACAGCTGACGGTCATCGTCGGCAGCTTCACGAACAACGCCCCCTCGGCGCTGCCTCCGAGCGGTTTGATCCCCCCGAACTGGGATAGCGCGGGGAATCCGCCCGCCCAGGTCCAGATGCAGAAGGGGCAGGGGCTGGTCGACACCGTCACTGCGGATGTCTGGGAGTTTGTCGGCACGGGCTACACGCCGGGAGGCTGGGTCAACCTCGGCGCCGTGCAGGGGCCACCTGGGGCGAACGGCCCGCAAGGCATGCAGGGCATTCAGGGGCCGGGTGGACCGACCGGCGCGGCAGGCCCGCAAGGACAGCAGGGCGCTCTCGGCGCGCAAGGTTTGACGGGTCCGCAAGGCCCTCAAGGCACGCAGGGGCCAGCTGGACCGGCAGGGCCGCAGGGAATCGACGGTCCGCAGGGCGAGCAAGGCCAGGACGGCCTGCAAGGCCCCGAGGGCGATCCTGGGCAGCCTGCTCAGTCCGTGCTCGTCGTCGGCAGCTTCACGGTGAACACGCCGGACATGCTGCCGCAGTCCGGCTTTCTCCCGATCAATTGGGATTCGGCCGGAGTCCCGCCGACAAACATCCAGATGCTCCTCGGGCAGGGGCTCATCGACACGAACACGAGCGCGATCTGGGCCTATGTCGGGACATCGATCTCTCTCACGGGCTGGGCCAATATCGGCAACGCCGTCGGCCCGCCCGGTCCGTCCGGCGCGCAGGGGATTGCGGGTCCGGCAGGCGATACCGGGCCGGAGGGGCCGACAGGGCCGCCCGGACCTCAGGGCTCGGCGGGTCCGACCGGGGGGACGGGGCCAGCTGGCCCGCAAGGCCCAGCAGGGCCAGCCGGAGCGACCGGGGGCCAGGGACCGCAGGGCGCCACCGGATTAACCGGCGCGACGGGGGCAGCCGGGCCGACGGGGCCTCAGGGGCCGATCGGATTGACCGGGCCGATCGGATTGACCGGACCGGCCGGACCGGAGGGGCCGCAAGGCGTTCAGGGGCCAACCGGACTGACCGGACCCACTGGGCCGCAGGGCGTGGCAGGCCCAACCGGACCGCAGGGGATTGCGGGTCCGGAGGGGCCGCAAGGCAACGACGGACAGACCGCGATTATCGTCGGCTCTTTCGGCGCGTCGAAGACGATCGCCGAGCTGCCCACCAACGGCATCATCCCCGCGAACTGGGACGCCCCTGGCGTGCCGCCCGCGCAGCTGACGATGGAACTCAGCCAAGCGCTCGTCTACACGCCCGACGAACATGTCGTGGTCTATGTCGGCACGAGCGTCGTGACGGCCGGATGGGTCGACATGGGGGCGACCGAGGGGCCGCCAGGACCGACAGGTGCGACCGGGCCGCAGGGCGTGGCAGGGCCAGCTGGCCCGAACGGCGCAACTGGACCGGCAGGGCCTCAAGGACCAATCGGCCCGACGGGCGTGGCAGGCCCGACCGGATCGCAGGGGCTACAGGGACCCGCTGGCCCGACCGGCTCGGCCGGACCCGCTGGCGGCACCGGCCCAGCCGGACCGCAAGGCCCCGCAGGACCGACAACCGTCTCCGCGAATGCGGGGAATTTCGCGACGCTCGGGACCGATAACCTCATCTTCGTCCCGACTCCGGTGACCTCGAACGCGGTCGCGCCGACGAATCCTCCTGCGAATCAGCTGTGGTTCGATCTGACGGGCGGTCAGACGTACATCTGGGTGAACGACGGCAACTCAAGCCAATGGGTTGTGGCGAACAACGCCAGCGCCGCGATGCAGGGCTACCTCCCCCTCATAGGCGGCGCACTCAGCGGACCCCTGACCGGCACGGCGCTGACTCTCAGCGGCATGCTGACGGGCGTGAACGCCACGCTCACGGGCGCGCTCGCCGCCAGCGGCGGCGGCACGCTCGGCGGCACATGGACGACCAGCGGCGCTTGGACCTTCAGCAACAATGTGACCGTCAACGGCGCGATCACGACGGGCGCGTTGACGGCCAACAACGGCGTCACGATCGAGGGCACTCTCCCCAGCGGGCCATGGGCGACCTACGGCCAAGTGATCGATGGCGGCACGGACGGGGGATGGATTGCGCTGAACGCTGCGGCGACCGGCACTGCGACAAATGCCGGTTGCGGCATCATGAGTTATGTCGGCGGCCCCACCATGCCGCGCTGGCTTCTCATGCTCGGCAACGGCGCGGCCGAGACCGGCGCCGAGGCTGGCTCCGATTTCCAGATCAACGCTTACGACGATACGGGCGCCAATATGGGCGTTCCGTTCGCGATCGCCCGCGCGACTTTCGGCGCGACCTTCTCCGGCATGCTCAATGCCAACGGCGGCCTGACCATTCAAGGTCAGGTGACGCAAAGTCAGCCTTACGGTGGGCTTGGCCAAGCCAGCCCTGGCTTTACCTATTTCGTCGCTGCGGAAGGTAACGATTGCTTCCTAAGCTTTGTGATCCCCAACTATATCGGGACGAATTTCGGCGTAAGCATGAATAGTTATCTCTACTATGGCGGCTTCTCATTTGGCGCAAACGTCCTCTGGCAGATGTGGTCCTCGCGCGACTTCGCCAATCCGGCTTGCGATTACCGGATCAAGGAGAACATCGCGCCGCTGCCCTCGACTTGGGCGCGGGTCAAGGCGCTGAAGCCGATCAGCTATCGCCAGAAGGAATATTCCCACGCCAGCGCGCCGAGGGGCACGAAACCGCTCCTTGAGGCCGATCCTAGAGAACGCTGGGGCTTTGTCGCTCACGAATTGCAAGAGACGCTCGGTGAGACTGCGGCTCATGTGAACAAGGATCATCCTGATCAGCTTCAGGCGCCGAACACGTTGGCGGTGATCGCGGCGCTAACCAAGGCGTTGCAAGAGGCGATGGCGCGCATCGAAGCGCTGGAAGCGAAGGTCGCCTGATGGCTGCTCTCGATTGGCCAGCCTCGCCCACCGTCGGGCAACAGTATTCGGGAGGCGGCGTCTCGTGGACCTTCGATGGGGTCAAGTGGACGGCGTCTGGACTCTCTCCCGGTTTCCTGCCGCTGATCGGCGGCGCGCTCACGGGCGACCTCTCGATCAGCGGGCCGGACGCGAACACGCTCTCGCTCGCCGCTGCGGGCACCAACTGGCCCGGAGTCAGGTTCACCATCGCCTCTGGGAAGGGCGCGTGGATCGGCTCTTATGTCGGCGCAACCGAGCGCTGGGAGATCGACCTCGGCAACGGCATCGCTGAATCGGGCTCCAACGCGGGCTCGAATTTCCAGATCGCGCGCTACTCCGACACGGGCGTCTTCATCGACGATCCGATCGTCATCAACCGGGCGAACGGCTCCGTCTATTTGTCCCAGTCTCTCGTCGCGCCGAACGTGGTGGGGGCGAACCGGCTCGACAATGGCGACATGCGGATCGACCAGCGCAACGGGTCTGGAAGGAATGTTTCCGGCAGCGCTTGGGTTTGCGATCGGTGGTATTATTTCGGCACGGCGGCGGGGATGATCCAGTGGACACAGATCGCCGCCACGGGAGCGCCTTTGAACGCTGGCTTCCCGTATTGCATGAATTTCAAATCGCTGTCGGCGCACACGATCGCCGCCGCTGATCAATATTTCCTTTATACGGCTATCGAAGCCGACAGAATGAGCGATTTTCGCTGGGGAACAGCGCAGGCGCAGCCGGTCACACTGAGTTTCTGGGCGGAGTCTAGCAAGACCGGCAGTTTCAGCGGCAGCCTTCAGAATTACGCCGGGACGAGATCGTATCCCTTTTCCTTTTCGTTGCCGACCGCAAACACTTGGACGCAGATCAGCATCACGATTCCCGGCGACACGGCGGGTACGTGGATATTAAGCGGCAATGCCGGGGCGCTCTTGCTCAATTTCGATCTTGGTTGCGGCTCGACCTACAAACATGCGGCTGGAGCATGGGCGGCCGGAAATTATTATGGCGTGACCGGCGGCCAAACGATCGTGAACACGAACAACGCCACCTACAACATCACGGCGGTCAAGCTGGAGATAGGCTCCGTAGCAACGGCGTGGCAGCGCAAGACGCTGGCTGAGAGCCTGACCGATTGCCAGCGGTACTACGAGTCTTGCGGATCGCCGCAGGTCCCGATGGGCATAGGCTTTGTTACCGCGTTCACATACATTGGCGCAACTGTTGCCTACGCCGGAACTTTTATGCCCTTTGCGACGACGAAACGCGCCGCGCCGAGCGTCACCATGCACTCGACGGCGACCGGCGCAGCAGGAGTGATCTCAGATTCAAATTCGAGCGTGGATGTGACTTGCAACCTACAGGTCCTAGGCGCTGGGTTTATGTATTTCGCGAACGCTGCCAACCCCGCTGCCAACGTAAATTTTCAAGGCTATTGGGAGGCCAGCGCGGATATCTGACATGACCTACACGCTTTCGCCATTCCCGACGATGGTCATCCGCGACGCGGATCAGGCGCATATCCCGTTCGATCCAGCCAACATGGACTATCAGAAATATCTCGCGTGGCTCGATGCGGGGAACACCCCCAACCCACCTCAGATCGCCGCGCCGCCTGAAGTCTCGCAGCCGATGCCCGTCACGATCGAACAGCTCGTGCCGCCGCCCGCCCCGGAGCCTCCAGCTCCGCCTCCCGCAGCTCCACCTCCGACTCCTCCTCCACCTCCCGTCAAAGGAGGCCTCACGGGGATATGAGCTACACCTACGCCAGCTTTCAGACCGCGCTCGCGTCGGAAATGGTCGTTCCGAACAACAACGTGAACGATCCGAATTTCGTTCTCATCCTGCCGACGATCATCGATTACGCCGAGCAGCGCTGCTATCGCGAACTCGACTGCCTGCACGCCGAGACGCAGCAATGGTTTCCGATGGTTCCCTTCCAGCGCGCGCAGCAATTCCTGGCGAGCGAGGCCACCTTCTCGAACCCGGCTCCGGCGCAGCAGATCCTCATCGTCGAGCGCGTCTCGATCCAACCCGTCGGCGCGACGCCCCAGGTCGCTGGCGTGGCGCCCACGTCGGGAGGCGAGCCCGCCCTTCCGACCACGGTCGACTATCTCGACGCGATCTATAGCGGCCTGTTTCCGAATCCGGGTCCCTCCGGGCGGCCCGTCAATTTCGCCCCGCTCACCGACACAATCCTGGCCTTCGGCCCCACCCCGGACCAGGCCTACTCCTTCGTCATCCACGGCAAGTGCAGGCCGGTCCCGCTCTACAACGCGCCGCCGAAGGACGGGACGCAGACGACGTTCCTCACCTCGGTCTTGCCCGATTTGTTCCTAGCGGCCGCTATGGTTTCCGCGTCCGGCTATCGCCACAACTTCGGCGCTCAGTCCGACGATCCGCGCATGGCGGTGAGCTGGGAGGGCCAGTACAACGAGCTGCTGGGCTCGGCGAAAAACGAAGAGACCCGGAAGCGCTTCCTCGGCTGGAACCAGATGTCGTCCTACAGCGCGAGCCAAGCGGCGCAACCGCAACCGGCCCCGGCGGGATGATCGATGCCCTTCAGCACCGTCAAGCTCATGCCCGGAGTCAAGGCGGTCCAGACGCCTACGCTCCTCCAGGCGAATGTCGTCGCCTCGAACATGATTCGCTGGAGAGGCGGCCTGCCGGAGAAGTACGGCGGGTGGATGAATTTTTTCAGCAACCTCGGGACGTCCGGCGGCCCTGGAAACGCGACGGTCGCCGGGATCTCGCGCGAGCTATGCGCCTGGGCTGATCTCAACATCGCCAACCATCTCGCGATTGCCGGGACGGCGGGGCTCAACGTCCTCACGCCGACGCCGAACGGCACGCCAGCGAATCAGAACGTCACGCCGACCTACGTCGTCAGCACCGATCCGGGCATGACGTTCACGACGACGGCGGGCTCGCCGATCGTCACGATTTACGACCCCTCGGCCCAGATCAACAACTACTCCTCGGTTCAGATCCAATGCCATGTCGCCGTCGGCGGCATCATCATCTTCGGCATGTTCCCCATCCTCACGATGCTGACGGCGGAACAGTACGAGATCATGCTGCCCTTCGACGCGGTCACCGACGACGCCACCGCTGGGCCGTGCGTCGCCTCGTTCGCCACGGTCGACAACAGCGAAGTGGTCACCGTCAATTTGCCCGACCATGGGCTGGTGGTGGGCTCAACCTTCGCCCTTCCGGTGCCGACGATCGTCGGCGCGGAGGGCGAGGTCACGCTTCAGGGCTTCTACAACGTCCAAGTCATCATCGACGCGAACAACTTCATCATCTTTGCGCAGACCTCCGTCCCGACGGCGGCCACCGTGTGGGAGGGCAATGCTGCCACGGGCGACAACGGCCTGCCTCAGATGATCTATTGGACGACGCAGGCGCCGCTTCTCCCGAACTCGGGCTGGGGCGTCGGCGGATGGGGCGTCGGCGGCTGGGGCTCCGGCGCGCAGCCGGTGCCGATCGGAGGCTCCCCCTTCCCGCCGCCTCCTGGGACAATCGGATTCGGCAACGTCTCGGGCGACGACTGGAGCCTCGCGAACTGGGGCTCGCAGCTGATCTCGAACGCGACCAATGGGCCGCTGTTCTACTGGGACCCGATCAGCGGCATTCAGAACTCAGGCGTGATCGCCAACGGGCCGGACTACGCGACCGGCTTTTTCATCGGCATGCCTGAACAGCAAATCGTCGCCTATGGAGCAAGCACGGCGCAGATTCAGGACCCGATGCTCGTCGCTTGGTGCGACAACGCCGACTATACCGACTGGACCGCAAGTGTTTCCAATCAGGCTGGAACATACCGGCTGACGCGCGGAAGTAGAATTGTAGGTGGCATCCAGGGGCCTCAACAGGCGATGCTTTGGACAGACGTTGGGCTCTGGGCCATGGCGTACATCGGATACCCTGACGTGTTCGGTTTCAACGAGATCGCGCAGGGCTGTGGACTTATCGGGAAGCACGCCATCGCGGTGTACGGGCCTCAGGTTTTCTGGATGTCGCGCGACGCCTTCTGGATGTACTCGAACGGCGTCGTGCAGCGGCTCGCCTGCGACGTCTGGGACGTCATCATCAAGAACCTGAACAGCACGAGGGACAGCAGCGGGAATTATATCTATTTCCCGCACATCCGAGGCGCGGCGAACAGCGGCTACGACGAGGTCACTTGGCACTTCCCCTCGCAGGCCTCGACCAACGGCGAAAACGACAGCTGGGTCAAATTCAATCCGGTCACGGGCGAGTGGGACTACAGCCTCTCGACCCCGCAGCAAGGCATGATTGGCAAGACGCCGATCAATGTGACGGCGTGGATCGACAACAACATTTTCGGCCACCCGCTCTCGTCGATGATCGCCCTCCCAAGCGCGACCAGCTCCATGATCATGACGCACGAGATGGGAATGGACGCCAACGGCTCCCCGATCAATTGGATGATCCAGACCGGGTTTTTCATGCTCAGCGACGGCGAGGACAAAGTCTTCGTCGACTTCCTGCTGCCCGACTTCCGCTGGCGGCGCTGGCAGGAGCCGCAGAGCGTCAGCGCCCAGGTCCAGATCACACTCTACACGGCCGAATATCCGGACGATCCTCAGGATCAGTGGGTGGCCTACGGCCCCTTTATTGTCACGAACGCCACTGGAGGGATTGAGCCCCGAGCAAGAGGGAGGTATTTCTTCGCCGAGATTCAGGGCAACGACCTCGGATCTTTCGTTAGGTTGGGCGGTATAAAATTCCGGTTCGCTCCCGACGGGAGGAACTGAGTTGGCGGGCCAGATCAGCGGCGGCGAATTGCAGACGTTGATCTCAACTCTGCAAAACGGAAACACGCAACTAGGCCACATCTACTCGTCGCTCGGCGGCGTCGCAGCGCTTAGCTCTCTCGCCTCGTCGCTCTCCGCAATCGCCTCGGCCGCCGTCGCCATGCAGATGAGCGAGGTTGTGGCGCAAGCTGGCCCTGGCTCAGCGGACCCGCTGCCGGACGCGCCCGAGGGCTACGTCACCATCAATATTCCTGGCGTCGGCGAGCGTCTCATCCCTTACTACCCGGTGAGCTAGATGAACGGCTCCGGCTACAACCCGTCGTCGATTGCGATCAAGCGCATGCTCGGCGCGACGCGGCCGGTTCGCCCGCCGAGAATGCCCACGCCGAACGCGAACCCGAAACTTGGCGGGTCTCTCAATCTCCGCTCGATGATGCGGCCAGGGCGCGCGTTCGGCGGCCCGATCTCCGACAGTCCCGAGAGCCCGTTCACGGGCGGCATCATGTCGCTCGGGGCAGGCCGCGCCGACGACGTCCCGATGCATGTCCCCGACGGGGCCTACGTCGTTCCAGCCTGGGGGGTCAGTCACCTGGGCGAGGGGAACACCATGAGCGGCATGGCTGTGCTCAAGGGCATGTTCGGCAGCCCGTGGGGCGCGCCGAAGCAGGGCGGGCCATGGGGCGCGCCATCGCCGAAGCTTCCTGTCGGCAAGGGCGTCGGGATTCCGAAGCCGCCGCCGATGCACTTCCAGCCGCCCAACTTCTATCCGCAGGGCATGTCGGCGCAGAACCCGGCGGACCCGAGACAGAAGCACGGCGGCGCGGCGCGTGGCGCTGGCCCTGCGGTCCCGATCAATGCGAGCGGCGGTGAGTTCGTCATCGATCCGGCCGAGGTCTCGCGGATCGGCGACGGCAACGTCGATAAGGGCCACCTCGTCCTCGACAAGTGGCTCGTCAGACTCAAGAAGGAAGCCGCGAATACGCTCGCGAAACTTCCGGGGCCAGCCAAATGAAAAACCGACGCGGATTCCTCGCCCTCTTGGGCCTCGCCGGACCGGCCGCCGTCCTGGCGCCGAAGGCGATGTTGGATAGTGGGAAAGCAACCCACACACTGACGGTCGCCGAGATGCCGATGCATCCGCCCGTGCCCGCCTTCATTGGGAACCTTGTGCAGGGCGGCGAGCCGATGCGCTACCTCGGGCTCGCGCAGCTCAAGAACGAGGGCGGCATCGTCGATCCCTGCCACTCGCATGGCTCATGGCCCGATCCGGGGTGGCCGATGACCGAGCGTAAATGGGACGACCCATGGCCGAAGCGGGAGGACGAGGCGTGAAAGACTTTTCGCGCGAACACGAAGCGGAGCTGCGATCGACGGCGCCTCGCACGCCGATCCGCTTGGCCGACGACGACGACGAGCTGGGCATCCTCGACATGTGCAGGCTTATGCACCGCGAGCAGCCGTACCATCCGCTCAACATCGGCAAGGTTGCGGCGATGGTGCGCCTCGCCATCCACCAGGGGCCTGAACGGAGAGGCATCCTCGGCGTGATCGGCGAGCGCGATCATCTCCGCGCTGCGATCTTCCTGCTGATCGAACCGATCTGGTACAGCGACGACTGGCAGCTTCTTGAATTTTTCAACTACGT